AGTTCCACATATTCTGCGGCTACCCCCCCCGCCATCCCCTGCTCAAACACCAGCCCCATACGCGTTTGCATTTGCGGGATGCTCCACCCTTCATCTGCCGCCTGTTCCAGAATGGCGCGTATCGCGTCGCCTGTCGTGCGTGAAATCGGGTCTGCAAACACCAGCGTGTATGTTCTTAACCACTCAGACGGAAACACGGTATCCACCACCAGCTCACGCCCCAAACGACCCGCCCAGTAATTGCCCACATCCAGCGCCACCGCACCCACCAGCGGCGTAAACCCATCCTGCCATGCCGGAATGCTTTCCGTCGCCAGATACGCACCCACCAGCGGAATGAGGTCTTTCCAGTCGATGCTGGCCTTACGTTCCAGCGCTTTGGTTTTGGCATCCGTCACCAGCGCCAGTATCGCGCGTTTGTCCGCTTCAAACTGTTTGCGCGCTTCGCTGGCGAATGCTGATTCGTGAGATTGAGCGATGTTATCCTGCGCCTTCCAGATGAGCGTTTTTTCTTCATGGGTATAACCAGATTTGTTGTTGGGCAGCACTGTTTCATGGACAACCCTGTAATCCTCACGCGCCCAGCAGACCGCAGATGGACGCAGGGTTACAGTGTCCGAGGTGGCAGGCAGCGCCACCTTTTCCGCATAGTATCCCAGTGTGATGTGGGGAACCCACTTTAACGTGTATTCGCTCACCGCAATGCCCGCCGTCTGTAACGCCTCACAGACACGGCGCTGGAACTGTGCCAGCGTGTCGTCGTACTGGATATTCAGAACCAACGGCGTCGGCTGTCCCTGTTCCGGTTCAAAGGTGGAAAAGGATGTTCCCGTGACGACAAGGTTTAAATCTTCCGGCGTACAGGCGCGGAAAACCGTGTCGAAGCTTGTTTCATCCACATCCGGCGCATACGCCAGTGTGATATGAAGCTGTTGGGGCGGTGTGAGTTCCAGCGCGGGATTAGCCGCTTTCGCCAACTGCTGAAGGGCAAGTAACTGCGGCTCATGTGCCAGCGAGAGGTAAACGTATCCCGCCTGTTCCGCCGCTTTCACGCTGCGAACAGAATCGGGCCGTGCTTTTGCCCCCTCATTGTCCACCGTTGCCGCATCTTCCATCGCGGTCTGTTCTGCCTGTGCGTCCAGCGTATCCTGTGCATCCTGCGCTGCTGTGTCTGGCGTTTGTACCCCTGCGCGCGGCGTGCCCACCGGCAGCATACTGCCCGGCACATACCCCACGCCGCCATCTGCGGTGGACGGGACGTTTAACCCCACCGTGCGGTACGCGTCATCGCGCGGCGTGCCCATGCTCCACATCTTATGCGCCGCATTCACCAGTTCAGGAATGTTCTTTTGCAGCGCGGGGACTTCGCTCAGGTCGTGCATGGGGAACGCGCCATCATCGGGGTACGTCAGGTAATACTGGTCATCCGATTCCATCAGACGCATTTCACTACGCATGGTGTCTTCCCAGAACATGATCCGCGCCTCGCGTTTGTTGGCGTAAGAACTCTTTTCCAAGCCGCTGAGCGTTTCAATGAGGATGCCGGGGACACCGAAGGGCATGAGGATGCGGCTCTCGTTACGTTTGTCCAGCGCATCAAACTTCATTTCCTCAAAGTTCATGGCGATACGCTGGTATTCAGCGGACTGATCCAGAATCAGCACGTCGCCCCAGTTTTCACTGCCCCCGTAGACTTCCTTGTAACGGTTGCGGATGAGGCCAACGGTGGCCTCGTCGATGGGCATGTTGTATTTAATCACGCCGCCCACCATCGCCTTGTTTTCAAAAAACTTCTTTAAAAAGTGGGTGACATCGTTATCCACATCGCCCGACTGTGCCAGCGGTGTCATCGGCGACAGGCCGTAGCCCAGGCCCCCTAGCGGGTCGCCGGGGTTGGGGAATTTGATGTGAATCATGTCCTCTGGCAGGATGGGCAGCCCGTCCTGTGTCGTGTAGCCGTCGGGACGGTACAGGTAGCCCTTGATGCCGTGCCCGTCGTCAGGGATGATGTAGACCCAATCGGGACGCAGCAGCCACAGCGCTTTGGGAAAGGCCCCAGTGCGATCGCGCTGCAAAAAGGTATAGGCGTTGCCCGCCAGATTCAGGTACGTCATGCGTAACTGCTGGTATTCCGCTGTGGACTGGTACGGGTTAGGCCGCGCCAGCAGTTTACTCAGGGGGTGATTGGGCAGCATCCGCACAGGATTTTCCATCGACTCACCAAACGCGCGCTGTGGGGCCGACATGTATGCCCGTCCCTTGTAGGCAATCGCGCTGTGGATGAGTGTATTGAGGTTGTAACCTTCTTCGATGTAGGCGTCTAAATTCAGCAGGTTCCACTGCGGCTGTCCATCGCGCCATGACGGGAATAACATCATGGAGGAGGAGGCTGGACGGGACGCGGCTTTTTCCCCCGCGCTGGGAGACAGGGGGACAATACTGCCATCCGCCCCCACCATATACTGCGCGGCGGCAGTTCTGTTAAACACCTGCCCTACAAACTGCCCGATCTGGTTTAAAATGCCCATGTATGCCCCTATCCCGCAAAAACCCCTAATTTGCCCACCAGTTGTAACGCCAGCATGTAGGCGTCTGATACATCGTCCATATCGCCATCCGGCGCGCGCAGCGTCGAGCCTTCGATACTGCTCATCTGCGTGTAGGCTTTAAAGCTGTGGATGATGGTCCACCGGTCTTTCACCGCTTCTACGCCCTTGTCATACAGCATTGTTTTCCCCGGCCCATTACTGAGCCAGCCCTCTTTTTTGTCCGCCCCCCATGCGCGCTGCACCCCTGGGCGAAACGAACGCAGCCATAACAGCACCGCATGACCATGATTGTTACGCTCCACCATCGCGCGGGCATTGTTATACCACTGCGAAAGGGCAGCGATGTGTGCCGCAAACGTATCCGGTTGGAACTTGCCCGATAGCTCCGCAACCTGCTCCCCTGTTTTGGCATTTAAAACCACCGCCGCGCTGTCGTCTGACGTGGGATTGCCTTCTGCTGGATCAGCGCCTAAACAGTAACGGGCGTCCTGTTCCGGCAGCTTGTACACGGTTAAACCGGGGATCACAGGTGATTTTTCGGGCAGGCGCTCCAGAGGGATGGGAGCAACTTCCTCATAACAACTAAGCAGCATGGCGGGCGGAAAACGTTTATTCAACGTCTTGGATGCCAATGCTTCGGCATCGTTCGCCGGATATTGCTCATGCAAGGAATCCAGCGTGCCATCCAGCGCCAGAGAGTCGGCCTTCTGTTTTTCATACCATACCGCGTCTCTGTCGGGCCTTGCTGTCCACGATAAAAACACAGGTGTATATTCATTTAACCCCTGCTTGGCGGCACGATAAATCGCCTTAAAAATGCTGTTGGGTTTATCCTTGTTGGGCCGCCCCAGCAAAAACAATTTACCGCCATTATCGACTGTTGGTTTTGCCGAACGCATCAGCGCCCCAAAATCGGAAATTAAATCCGATTCGTCACAAACCACCGTCGTGGCAGTGTAGGCGTCGCCGCCTGTTGTGGGAAACGCACGCACCATTGAGCCGTTGGAAAGTTTTAACAGGTGGGCATTGTCCGTGTCGATATACCGCGCCTGTAACCACGTCGGAAGTTTCAGGTACATATCCTTTAGCCTGAGCAGCATGTCCTTGGCTTCTTCATCGCGCCGCGAAAACATCATGACGGAGGCAATCGGGCGAAACAGAATTTCCCACAGCGCATAGGCGAGGGCCAGCGTCGTCATGCCGATCTGACGCGCCTTTAACCCGACAATGTAGCGCCGCGTGTGCATCAGGTGCAGCACTTCTACCTGCGCCTTCCACAGTTTAAAGGCAAACCAGCTTCCGACCTGTGGGTCAAAGATTTGTACGTATTCATTCACGAAGTAGATAGGAGAGGTCGCACACTTGCCAATTTCAGCGACGATCCATTCACGCTCCGTTGTCTGTGCCGCTGCGACCATCCTTTATTGTTTCCTCATACTCGCGCGCTTTGGCGATAATGGCCCCGAAATCCTCAAGGCTGAAGGGTTTGTATTCCTGCGTGCCATCGGGATTGGTGGGCGCGATCTTCTGCACATCCAGCCCCGTCAGTTTCATCAGGCGATCCAGCGTCTGCCCCGCACCATTGAGAAACGAGGGGTTCCCCGCGCGTCCCTCGGTGCGTTTGCTGACTTCCACCTTTTTGCCATCGGCCCCGGCGCTCTGTTTGGTGCTGTCCACCTCACGCGGCAGCTTGCTCTTTTGCCACGCGGCGTACCATTCTTCGAGTTGATACAGCGCCTCATCCACCAGCGTTTGTTTCCACACGCGGTAATGCTGCGCCGCTTCCGCCTTCCAGCCTGTTTCCAGTTCCTGCAAAGCGCGGTTGACGGTAGCCGCCGACAGGCCGAGTGCTTTGGCAATTTCGCCCTGCGTCTTGCCATCGTAGACGTACATCTGAGAGATACGCAGTCTGTCCCGCACACGGCGTTTGGGTGTGCGCCGCTGGCGTGGTCTGCGTCCTTTAGGTTCTTCGCTCATAGCATCTCACGAACATTTGTGCTGATTGTTTCTCGGATTATACACTAGAATTAAGACAAACAAAAGTAGGCTGTATAAAGCAGCCAAATCACAAGAAAATCTTAAGGTTGACTTTTAGGTAAAATACTATACAATGTATAGTAGTATGACCAATTGAACAGAGGCAGCAGGAGTAACGACAATGGCAGAAACATTCACTTACGGCTTATTCAATCGCCCCGCCATGTACGGCGCAGTTCCGGCAGGTTTCACCAACGCACAGGATAACAAAGAGTTTGCCTACGGCAAAAACGAATATGACCACCGTCTAACGGATGAGGAAATCTACCGTTACGAACTAGCGCGCTTCAGCCCCAACACATTTGACCTGCCCATCGGCGCAACGGTTGAACGGTTAGACGCTGGCGAAGATGGATACACCATTATTCGCTACTATCGCGGGCGTTATATCCTTGCCCACAAGGCGACAGGTGATGAGGAATACAGCGTTAAGGTGTCGGATGTGCGTGCGATTGCAGCGCCCGCCGCCGTCGTTGAACCACAGGACGCGACACGCGCACCGACGCAGGAA